AAGGAGCGCAAACTCGCGGCGACCCTGAGCGATCCCGTGTTGTGGGGGCAAGCCTACCTCTACAACCGGGATGGCTCAGGCCGCGACTACTGGCCGCACCAGGTGGAGGACCTGCGCTGCTCGGCCAAGAACATCATCCATCTGGACGGCCGGGACGTGGGCAAATCCATCGTGCTCTCGACCGACGCGCTCCATTATGCATTCACCACGCGGGGTGGCCAGGGCCTGATAGCGGCCCCGCACCAGGGCCACCTCGATTCCATCATCGAGGAGATCGAATACCAGCTCGACACCAATCCGGATCTGATGAACAGCGTCGCACTGACCAAGTACGGCAAACCCAAGATCCATCGCAAACCCTACTTCCGCCTTGAGTTTACCAATGGTTCGGTGCTCTATTTCCGCCCGGCCGGGGCTTATGGCGATGCCTTTCGCTCCCTGCATGTGGGTCGCGTCTGGGTCGATGAGGGCGCGTGGCTGACCGAGCGGGCCTGGAAGGCGTTGCGGCAATGCCTAAAGGCCGGGGGGACGCTGCGTATCTACTCCACACCCAACGGGCTACGCGACACCACCTATTACCGGCTAACATCGTCCGACCAGTTCCATGTGTTCCGCTGGCCGTCCTGGCTCAATCCGCTCTGGACCGAGGACCGCGAGTCTGAACTGCTGGAATTCTATGGCGGCAGGGACAGCTCCGGCTGGCAGCACGAGGTGGCCGGTGAACACGGCAAGCCCTCCTATGGTGCCTTCAACGTCGAACAGTTCAACCTTTGTCGCCAGGATCTGCTGGAGTACCAGAAGATCGTCATTACCGATTCTGAACTGCGTGACTGCGAGACCGAGGAATCTGCACACGACCGGATGGAGATGCTGCTCAACCTCACGCCTCGCAGCGGCCAGTTTTGGATTGGCGGCGACCTGGGATACACCAACGACCCCACCGAGATCATCGTCTTTCAGGAGATGGAAGTTGGCGAACGCAGCCTACTGAAGATGATTCTGCGCCTCCATCTGGAGCACATTTCCTATCCGCATATCGCTCAGATCATCGCGCTGCTGGAGCGCTACTACACCCCAGCGGGCATCGGCGTGGATAATGGCGGCAACGGTCTGGCAGTGGTACAGGAGCTGCTCACCCTGGACAAATACAAAGTGCTGGAGCTGGAAGGCAGGCTCAAGGGATACGACTTCGGCGGGATGACCAGGCTTGCGGTGCGTGATGGAAAGGAGATCAAGAAACGGACCAAAGAGCTGATGACCAGCCTCATTAACGGAGCTCTACAGCGCAAGCAATTCATCTTCCCCTTGGACGACCTGGAGGTAGAAGACCAGTTCACCACCCACACCTACACCCTGCGGGACGGCAAGATCATCTATTCCAAGGGCAATGACCACATCATCGACGCGGTACGCTGCGCCATGTTGGTTCGGGAGGAAGGCAATCTCGACCCAGTCGGCGAAGAGCTGGTCTTTCTCAAGCCAGTGCTCACCAATCCGGTCTTTATCTGACCGCATCCTCCGACGCTTTCCACCTCAATCCGGTAAGTAATTGGCATCGAGCCAGGTTCGGCCCACAGGGGCCGAATGTGTGGCTGTCATGGCCCAAGCAACCGAGAGGACCACGTGGAAAACACCTCCCATCAGGACGAACAACCAGAAAGCTTGGACACCACCGGGTTTATCATCGCACCCATGGCCGCAGCGGCTGCCTTGGACTCGGCGGCCTTCAGCAAGGTCAACGCTACCGAGGCGATCCCGGCCACCTGGGAAGAACGCGCCCGCAAGGCCTGGGAATATTACGTCGAAGAGCCGCTGGTGAAGAACTGCGTCAACTCCTGGCGCACCTTCGCAGTGGGCGACGAGATTAAGATCTCCAGTGATGACGATTCCCTCAAGGATCAGGCACTGGAAGCGGCCTGGCGACTGAATGTCTCGCAGTTCATTAAGGACATGATTCTTCAGCTCCTGGTGAAAGGCGATGCCATCGGCTTTAAGCGCTACACCCAGTCCGGCCAGGACATCGAAGAGCTGGTCTGCGTCAATCCGGTCTCGGTCAAGGTGAAATACGCCCAAGGCGATCTGATCGAGGCTCGTCAATATCCCGAGGATACCTCCGGCGGTAGCGAATCCATTTCATTGCCCGTCGAGCAGGTGGTGCATCTCAAGTGGGACGCTCCGGCCTTCTCACCCCGTGGCAATTCCCTGGTGCTTCCCGCGTTTCAGTCCATCGAACTGCTGCGCGACTATCGCCGGGCCGAACAGGCCATCGCCAAGCGCTGGGCCACGCCGTTTCGCCTGCTGAAGGTGGGCGGCGCGTTCGGCCAGAAGATGGTCATGCCCGACCAAAGGATGCTTGAGCAGGTCCGCGACATGGTCAACAAGATGGACATGAAAAGCGGGCTGGTCGTGCCGTTCTACGTCAATGTCGAAACTCACGGCACCGACGGCCAGGTCCTCAACGTCGAGGACAAGGTCAAGGAAGTGAAGGAAGACATCGTGGTGGCCCTGGGGTTGTCGCGCTCGCTGGTGACCGGTGACGGCCCCAATTTCGCCACCGCCTCGGTGAGCATGCAGAAGATGATGGTCATGATCCGCGAGATTAAGCAGGCCGCACGCCAGCTCCTCGACTGGGTGTTCGACGATTGGATGGAGCTGCGCGACCAGGGCGACAAAACTCTCCAGTTCATCTTCAACGACCTCGACCCCAGTGACGCCGTCGATTTCAAGAAACTCCTCATCGAACTCTACGACCGCAAGCTCATCAGCCGTTCCAGCCTCCAGCTCAAGATGGATCTGGACCCGGACATCGAGGCAGCCAATCGCGAAACCGAGAGTAAGAAGATCGACCTGATGGACGAAAAGCAGGTGAAGCCCGTGGTGGACATGGTTGTCTCGGGCATCCTGAGTGTGCCTCGCGCCAGAAAGATGCTCGGCATTCCGGCCGAGGACAACGAGCCTTCGGCAGAGGCCGGGCTGGTCTGGTCAGGAGATCTGGAATCCACCGGCGACGCGGCCATGTGCGACGAGTGCAGTCATTTCATCGCTGCCACCAACCACTGCCGGGTCCACAACAGCGAGCGCACCTTCGATGCCCCGGCTTGTCGCTTCATCGACCGCCGGGAGTCCCACTGATGCCCTCGGACCTCAAGCAGCGCATCCAGGCGGCCACCCTGAAGAGTCTGACGGCACGCAACCGCTACAACGATCAGGTCACGGCCCAGCTCACCCAGGCACTGAAACAGGCCGAAGACGAGGTCGCCCGCGCCATTCTCCAGTACCGTTCCCTCGGCTCGCTGCCGGACAACAAACTCGCCGCGCTCAAGGGTCTGGAAAAGCTTCAGCTCGAACTCGACGACACCATGAAGCGGCTCAAACGGGAGCAGACCCTGGTTTATCGCAAAAGCACCAAGGAATCCTTCCGGCTTGGTATCAATCAGGGCATCGGGGAACTCGCCGACGCGGCGCTGCCGTTCTATGCCGACTTGAAGCCCGAAGGCATCGACAAGCTGGCCACCAAGGTCTTTACCATCGTCGACACCAACGCCCTCGATTTTATGGCTCAGTACAACCTCACGCTCGCTGGTGACGTTCACCGCGAACTCGCAGGCGGCATCAAGCGCACCATCCTGAACGGCATCGCCACGGGCAAGGGAGCCGACGACATCGTCCGGGACATGGGCAAGGTGATCGTCGACAAGGATTCCTTTCGCCAGGCCGGAAGCCGGGTGTTCAGCAAGGCCCAGTACCGCATGGAGATGATCGCCCGCACCGAGGTCCTCCGCGCCCACAATATGGGCAGGCTCAAGTTCCACGAGCGGGTCGGCATCCAGAAGCTGGAATGGCTGGCTATGGAAGACGAGCGCATGTGCCCGGTCTGTGGCGGCCTGGACGGCAAGACCTTTCCCATCGACAAGTTCCCCCAGCAACCCGCGCATCCGCATTGCCGCTGCACCAACGTCGTGGCCTGGCCGATGACCGTTTGCGGCAGCGAGATGGTTGCCAAGGCCGCCGCCCAGGCATCGCAGGGGGACGCCTGCATTCTCCCGCCCCACGTGCTGGAAGGCATGGCCGATGCCCAGGCCAAGGAGAACGCCAAGCTCAAGAGCGCCTTTGAAAATGGCGACATCGCCGAGCTCGGCTCGTTGACGGTCAAACACCTCCAGACCCTGGCGAAACAGAACGGCGTGGCCATCGCCCGGACCAAGGCCGATTTCATCAAGCTGCTCGATCTGGCCGAGCCGGGAATCGATCATGGTGACCTGGCCGGAGCGGCGCTCAGCGCCAAGCTCAAGGAACACAAGATCGGCCTGCTGCGGACCAAGGACGAACTGATCGAGTTGCTCGGACTGAAGCAGGCGGAACTCAAACAAGCCAAGCTGCTCGCCGCTCAGATGGCGAAGATTCCGCCCGCCCAAGGGCTGGAGGGCATGACCGCCCAGCAGCTCAAGGAGATGGCGAAGGAGAACGGCATCTCCCTCAACATGACCAAGCAGGAGACCATCGAGTTGCTGGATAAGCTGGAGTCCGGCGTGGACCACAGCGGACTGATGGGCAAGGAACTCGCGGCAGCCAAGCAGAAGCACGGTATCGGCATTCTCAAGAACAAACAGCAGCTCGTCGAGGCGCTGCAGAAGAAGGCCGGTACCGACATGGCCGAGTCGGTCAAGAAAAAGGCAGTCGACGAGGCCAAGCAGAAGCTGATCCAGAAACAGAAAACGGCCCTCGAAGACGCCGCCAAGGCAGTGGTCGTTCCCGACTCGCCGACCGGCTACAAGGATTTCCTCGACGCGATTGCCAAGGCGGAACAGGCGGTTTCCGTCGGCACCGATCTGCCCCAGGAGATGCTCGCGGACCACAGCAAGGAAATCGCCTTCAAGAAACAGCTCTTCCAGGACCAGATCGGCAAGCTGAAATCGGCCGAGCTCAAGACACTCGCTAAGGAGACCAAGGTCCAACATTGGCAATGGGCCAACAAGGATGAGCTGACCACGCTCTTTACCGAGACCGATCCCGCGAAAATCAAAGCGGTTCAGGAGAGCATCGACGCCAAACACGCCGCCTGGGCCGAAAAACATGGTGGCAAGAAGAAAGCCGCGCAAGCCAAGCCCATCACTCCGAAAAAGGAGCCGCCGAGTCCGGTCAAGCCGCCCGAGGCCAAGATCGGCAAGAAAGGTGCGGAGTTCTCAGACGTCGATTCCGCATGGCAGCGGAAGGGACTGCCGTCAAAATTCAAGAAATCCGGCAAGGCCGCTGTCGGTGGCGCACACGAAAAGGAGTTCTGGACCGACGAAAACGGCGACAAATGGCTGTTCAAACCCAATGGCCGCAAGGACGACGAGTTCATCGCCTTCGGTGAGGAAGCCGCCTACAAGATCGGCCGTCTGCTCGATCCCCACGCCATCGAGGTCCGGACCATCCAGTTGAACGGCCGCACCGGCTCCATCCAGAAATGGCGCACCGATCTGCGGGACGACTTCGATTTTCGCAATATCCTGCCGCAGGATCTGACCACCATCGAACTGGAACAGATCCAGCGCGAGCATGTGGTCGACTGGCTGATCGCCAACCACGACGGACATTCCAAGCAGTTCATCCGTGCCCGGGACGGTCGCGTCTACGGCATCGACAAAGGCCAGGCCTTCAAGTTCCTAGGCCAGGACAAACTCTCGCTCGATTATCACCCCAACGGGGTGTGCGGCGAGGAAGAGCCGTTTTACAACAAGGTATTCCGGGCGGCTAAGGAAGGGAAGGTGCGGGTCGATCCGAACGCGACGCTTCGCTACATCCACGAAGTCGAAAAGATCGCCGACGAGGATTATCTCGATCTGCTGCGCCCCTACGCCGAGGGCCGGTTCGCCAAGGACCCGGCCGGGCTGAGGCATTTCTACGATCTGGCCCTGGAACGAAAGCACAATCTTCGGCGGGACTTCGAGGCTTATTACGCCGATGTGCTGGGGGATCGGGGCTTCCGTTTCGACAAGCTGAGCGCCGCCACCGGCAAGAAAAAGCTGCTCTCCTCCGCCGAGGAAGCCCTGGTCGAGGAGGCCCGCAAACTCGGCTGGCAGGGCAAGACGCTGCCCTTCGACAGCGGCGACGTGGAGGACCAGAACGCGCTGATCTTCACCGAGAGCTTCAAGGGGAAGAAGCGCACCG